AAGACCGTGACTGCAAAAAGTGTTGCAGCTGGCGAGTGCGACAACAAACAATACATGCGTGAGATGAACGTCTCGGTGGCCAACAGCCACAGCAATGACTACAAGGGCACCAAGACCGACGGCATCAAAATCCGTGGTACAGGTGCAGCAACCAAGGGCTTGATGGCCCGAGGACCAATGGCCTAACATGACCTACGCGGAACTTTACGCAAACATTCAGGCGTATCTAGAAAATACGTTTCCTGATACGTACCTTGCCAGTGGAGCTACTGTGTCTACTACGACACAGATTAATACCTTCATTCGGCAGGCGGAGCAGCGCATCTACAACACGGTGCAGTTTCCTTCGTTGCGTAAAAACGTCACGGGTAGTTTGACAACCAACAACAAGTACCTTTCTTGCCCAAGTGATTTTTTGGCTCCGTACTCTTTGGCTGTCATTGATGCTACGGGTTCGTACGAGTACTTGTTGAACAAAGATGTGAACTTCATCCGTCAGGCATATCCACAGCCAACGGACACAGCCATCCCAAAATACTACGCGCTTTTTGGTCCGACTACGGCAAGCAGCGGAACAACAATTACCAACGAGCTGTCGTTCATCCTTGGCCCAACACCAGACACGGCGTACAACGTTGAGCTGCACTATTACTACTATCCAGAGTCAATCGTGACAGCAGGCTCAACTTGGCTGGGCGACAACTTTGACAGCGTGCTGCTGTACGGCTCTTTGGTTGAAGGCTACACCTTCATGAAGGGTGAGCCAGACATGATCGCAGTGTACGAAGGCAAATACAAAGAAGCACTTGGCTTGGCCAAACGCCTTGGTGATGGTATGGAGCGTCAAGACGCGTACCGTAGCGGCCAATATAGACAGGCAGTCACATGACAATTGCTCAGGGCGCAACAAACACATTCAAGGTCGGACTGCCATCAGGCACGTTCAACTTCAGCACAGACACGTTCAAGATCGCGCTGTATACCGGCGCGGCTTCTATCGGCACAGACACAACTGCGTACACCACAACAGGTGAAGTCGTAGCCTCGGGCTACACCGCAGGCGGCAACACTCTTACCGTCTCACAAACACCTACAATCGGCAACCAGACTGGCGTGGCCACAGTGTATCTTTCGTTCAGCAACGTGACTTGGACTTCCGCGCTCACTGCGCGTGGGGCTTTGATCTACAAGAGCGGCGGGGGCAACCCAACTGTTTGCGTGCTAGACTTTGGCGCAGACAAGACTTCGACAACCACTTTCACGGTGCAGTTCCCCGCTGCCACCGACACAGCGGCTATTATCCGTATTGCATAAGGAGCAATAAATGACAAAAGAAATTTCAAGCTTTGGCGACCACGCAGTTGCTACGTTGCAAACCAACGCTGGCATTCCTGAAGGCATGGGCATAGATGGTCACTACCACGTTGAATGCCGCGATGCCGATGGCAACCTGAAGTGGGAAGAAGAGTTTCCTAACTTGGTCGTAGCTGTTGGTAAGCAGTTGTTGCTCGATACGTTGCTGCGTACTTCTGGCACTTACACCACTGTGGGTCCCTTCTTGGGACTTATCAACAACAGCACTTCGTTTGCAGCGGCAGACACCATGTCTTCTAAAACATGGACTGAGTTGACTACCTATACGGTTGGTGGCTCGGCAGTTCGCGGCACGGCTGTATTTAGCGCATCTACATCGTCCGGCTCCTCTCCATCAAACGTAACCACATCGGCTGCTTCGCCGATCACGTACACAATGACTGGCTCTGCCACTGTGTATGGCTGCTTCTTGGTAACAGGCTCTGGCGCGGTGAGTACAATTTCTAGCACTGCTGGCGTTTTGTACTCTGAAGGCAACTTTGCGGTTGCAAAGGTTGTTACTTCCGGCGACACAGTTTCCGTTACATACAGCACAACAGCAACATCTTAAGGAGTCTTAGATGGCTCTGGCGCTTAATGATCGCGTCCAACAGACGGGTACGGCCAACACTACGGTCAGCTTTACCCTGTCTGGCTCGGTTACGGGGTTTCAATCGTTCGCTGTTGTTGGCAACGGCAACACCACGTACTACAGCGCTTTTGATGTTTCAGGAAACTGGGAAGTTGGTATCGGTACGTACTCCACGACTGGGCCAACACTCACCCGCACGACTATCTTGTCGTCCAGCAACTCTGGAAGCGCGGTCACGTTCTCTGGCACGGTCAACGTCTTTGTTACCTACCCATCAGGAAAATCAGTCAACCTAGATGGTTCTGGCAACGTGTCCCCGCTGGGCACTATTACGTCTGGTGTTTGGAACGGCTCTACTCTCCCTGTTGCTTATGGCGGCACGGGCGTTACAGCTTCCTCTGGCGCTAGTTCGGTCGTGCTGCGGGATGCTAACCAGAACATTTATTTCAACAACTACGTTGCTGGTGCAGTAGTAATTACAGCGGCGGCTGGAACAACTGTTTTAACAGTGGCTTCCGCCAGAACTCAACTTTTGGTTGGGTCAACTACACAGACTTTCCAGCTTCCCGACGCCACAACATTGACGCTTGGGCATAGTTTTATCTTTGTCAACAACTCGTCTGGCCTTTTAACCATCGTAAACAACGCATCGGCCACGATTGAAACAATCCCTTCTGGCGGTATCAGTCAGATTGGCGCGGTAAGTATTGCCACTTCTGCGGGCTCATGGGGTATTTACTCATTCCTGCCCGGCACGTACAACTTCAACAATACCTCTGCGGATTTTGGCAACGCCATTATTTCCAACGCAACCTACCAAGGTAACACTGTTGCTTCTGGGTATGGCGGCACAGGCTTAACTACGTTTACAGCGGCAAACAACGCCTTGTATTCCACATCAGCTTCTGCGTTAGCGGCGGGTACTCTGCCTATTGCTGCGGGCGGTACAGCTCAGACTTCATTCACCAACAACTACATCCACTACGGCTCGTTCTCGACCAGCGTTAATTTCCAGTTTGACGGAACAATGATGCGCGTCGGCACTCAACCCCCTCTTGGCATTTCAACAAACCCAATCATTGCAGCCACGGGTGCGGCTAACAGTTTTATCCAATCCTACATTTACAACACAACAAACAACACAAGCTCTTCAGCCGACTTTGTGGCTTACCCAAACAACGGCCTAGACACTAGCGGCTTCATTGATTTGGGCATTACGTCGCTCACTTATGCTGACGTGCTGTACTCGGTTACGGGTTTTAACGAAGGCTACTTGTTTATGTCTGCCCCGGCCACCTTCGGCACAACGGGTAACTTGGTGTATGCGACTGACTCTACTGGAACGCAAAATTACCATCAATGGTACGTAGGCGGCTTTGCTCAATCTAAGGGCTCGTGGGGTATGCAGCTGACAGGCTCTGGCTTGCAGCTATCAAACGCTCTAGGTATAGCCTATGGCGGCACCGGCCAGACAACCGCCAACAACGCGATCAACGCACTGCTCCCGGCCCAAGCATCAAACGCGGGTAAGGTTTTATCAACCAACGGCTCTGATACTTCTTGGATTACCGTAGGCGGTACGGGTACTGTTACTTCTGTGGACATGACCGTTCCGTCATTCTTGTCTGTGTCAGGTAACCCAATTACAGCCTCCGGCACTTTGGCCGTCAGTTTGGCGTCAGCCCCTACTCTTGGCCAGTTGTTGATTGGTAACGGCACAGGTTTTTCTTACGCAACATTGACCGCAGGTACAGGCATTTCTATCACAAACGGCTCAGGCTCAATCACTATCGACTCCACAGGCGGTGGTGGTACGTCTCTTGGTTCAGTAGTAACAACAGCCCAAGGCTGGAACATGGTTTAAGGAGTTTTCATGGCAGCAAATACAGCACCCATTTTTTCCAACGCTGGCGCAGTCAGTCTTGGCACAGCCATTACAGCAATTGTTTCTGACTACACAGGTGCAGGCGCAAACAACCAAGTAATTTTTTCAGCCAACGCAACCAATGGCGGCTTTGTTCAACGCATTCGCTTCAAGGCTGCGGGAACTAACGCAGTGTCTGTTGTGCGTATTTATCTAAACAACGGCTCAGCAAACACATCTGCGGCTAACAACACGTTTTATGGTGAATTGTCTTTGCCTGCTACAACGGCTTCCACAACAGCCGGTACGGTAGATATTGACTACCCAATGAACTTTGCCTTACCTCCGGGCTATAGGCTTGTCGTAGGTATTTCCGCCGCTTCTACATTGGCTTCTGGCTGGGTTCCAACGGTGATCGCTGGAGCGTACTAATGCTCGACCTTAACAATCTTCCAACAAACCAGAAGGTTGATAAACAAACGTTTTATGCAAACTCAGCTACGTCTGGTGTTGGATGGACTACGTGGGTAAAACCACGCGGGGTTAACTTTGTCAGCATGTTAGTGCTTGCCGGAGGCGGTGGAGGCGGAGGTGGAAGAGTTGGAGCAGCGGCGAGCGGAACGGCTGGTGGTGGCGGTGGAGGCGGAGGGTCGGCTTTTTCCATACCACTTTACCCTGCTTGGATGCTGCCTGATGTTTTGTACATATCTGTCGGTTATGGCGGAGCGGGGGGCACTACCGCAGTTAGTGGTTCTACGGGTGTTAGCACATATATTTCTATTTACCCAAACACAGCGGTTAGTAACTTAATTCATAACATTACAGGCGGCGGCGGCGGAACATCTGCCGCATCAGGCGGTGCTGGCGGTATAGCGGGTACTGGTTCTGCTGCTGGTAACGCACCTTTGTCTGCCCTTGGATTTAAATTTTCTAGTAGTGCTGGCTTTCAAAGTGCGTTTGGTCAGGCGGGTGTTTCGGGGGGTAACAACGGCGTTTCTGGGTCAGACTTAACGCAATTTTCAGGAGTAAATTCAATTACTACTGGCGGCACTGGCGGAGGCGGGTATGCCAACGGCACTAATAGGGGCGGGAATAACGGTGGAAGTATTAGTTACTACCCGGGCAGCGACACAGGAAGCCTGTACACCACTGGTGGTAACGCGGGGATAACCGGGGGTCCGGGAAAAAATGGCCCAAATGGTTTTCAACCAACACCAGAAACTCCTATTTTTTTAGGGGGTTTGGGAGGCGGGGGAGCCGGTCAAGACGCTACGGGCAATACTGGACTTACAGGCGGTAATGGAGGCAAGGGTGCTTACGGCTGCGGAGGCGGGGGCGGCGGCGGCGGTTTTACTGGCTCTACAGGCGGCTTTGGTGGAGACGGTGGTGACGGCCTTGTCGTTATTACTTCGTGGTAAGGAAATTACATGCTTGATTTAAATAATCTTCCCACAAACCAAAAAGTTGACCGACAGATTTTTTATGCCAATTCCACATCAAGTGCGTCAAACTGGACTACATGGGTAAAACCACGCGGGGTTAACTTTATAAAAATTCTTTGTCTTGCTGGTGGCGGAGGCGGTGTTAGTGGATCATCAATCACAGGTCAAGGTGGTTCCGGCGGGGGTAGTAGCGGGCAGGCGATTTATATTTTCCCTGCATGGTTATTGCCAAATATTTTGTACATATCTGTCGGTTACGGCGGCGCAGGAGGGGTTGGTGATCGTGTAAATGGCGGTAACGGTGTTAATAGTTATGTCGCATTAAGCACGGCACTTTCGTTTGGATTTGATTACCTTGTTTTTGTTTACGGTGGTTTTGGCGACTCATCGGCTTTTACATCGCCCCCTACAACTTCATTACCAAAATCTATTTTGGGCTATGGATATAGAACAGTTGTAGCACAGACAGGGGTTAGTGGGCAAAATGGTACGGCTGGTGGCAGCAGTGGCGGCAGTGGTAGCACGCAATCTCTTTTAACAACAGGTTTAATTGTTACAGGGGGTACTGGCGGCGGTGCGTATCCTACTACTGCTAATACTGCTGGAGGCAGTGGCGGGGCGTTTACCCCCCCTGCGGGTGGTGTATTTCCTGCGCAGCCCGGTGGTGTTGGTGGAACATCTGCTGGAACACCCGGAGGAAATGGATCAAACGGGTTCCAAATAATACCTAATTTACCGTACTTTTACGGCGGCACAGGCGGCGGTGCAGCTGGTCAAGGAGCTACAGGTGACGCAAGTCTAATTGGCGGTAGAGGGGGCGATGGTGCTTATGGCTGTGGCGGCGGGGGCGGAGGCGGTAGTTTCTCTACCGCTCAATCCGGCAATGGCGGTAAAGGCGGTGACGGTCTTGTGATTATCACGTCATGGTGAGGATGTTTTATGCTTGATTTAAACAATTTACCAACCAACCAAAAAGTTGACCGACAGATTTTTTACGCAAATTCAAGAGCCACTGGCGCTAACTGGGTTGCATGGACTAAACCTAGAGGCGCTGCTTTTATCCACATGCTTCTTATTGCGCCGGGCGGCGGAGGTGGTGGCGGGAGGGTCGGAGCGCTTGGAGCGGCTGGCGGAGGTGGTGGCGGAGGTGGCGGTGGTCAGGTAAACAATTTTTTTATAGCTAGTGATGTACCCGATGTTTTATACATCTCGGTTGGATATGGGGGCGCAGGTGGCGCAGTTAATACCGCAGGGTCTGCTGGTATTTCGGTGTATGTAAGCATTTATACCGCTACCACTGCTAACTACTTATTTTCAACAGCCTCTACGGGGAGTGGCGGCGGTGCTGGCGCTGTTGGTGCGGGTGGTTCTGCTGGAACATCTGGTGGTGCTAACGCAATTGCCAACCATCCATTATCTGCACTAGGAGTTCCTTTTGGAACAACAGCGGCTACTGTTGGAGTTGCCGGACAAGCAGGTGTTCTTGGGGGTGGCACAAATGGCGCAAACGGCCCAACTATTACTTACCCCATAACAGGTTCTATTACAGCCGGTGGGTCAGGCGGCGGTGGATATGCGGCAGCTAACTCAGCGGGCGGCGCTGGCGGCATACAAACTGTGAACACAGCTTCTCCCAACTGGCCTAACGTGGATGGCGCAAGTGGTGGTAGCGCGGGCGGTGGCGCTGGCTCGCCCGGCAGCAATGGGTATCAGCTATTCCCCAATATGTTGTTGTTTAGAGGCGGGTCTGGAGGTGGTGGCGCAGGGGCTGGTGCTACAGGAACAACTGCTGATATAGGTGGTAGAGGGGGCGCTGGTGCTTATGGCTGCGGTGGTGGCGGTGGCGGTGGCGGTTTCACAGGGACAACGGGCGGCACAGGCGGCAAGGGTGGCGATGGTTTAGTTATCATTACGTCTTGGTAAAAAACAGGTCACACAATGTTTGGAACGTCCGCATTTGCACAAACCTCGTTTGCAGCGTTGCCTGTAGGCGGGCAGGCGTTCGACGTTTCATTAACTGAAAACTTTGGTGCGGATGACTCCAGCACTCAGCTGTCTGCGTTCCTCCAGTCGATCACCGAGCCAATCACGCTAACAGACAACAACTCATTTGGTGCGTTATTTGTAACAGACATTACTGAAGACTTCGGCATTGCCGACAGCAGCAGCCAAGCCTCTACGTTTACACAGTCCATCGCGGAAGACATTATTCTTGGTAGCGTGGAGTTGATTGCCGCGCAGTTTGCCCAAAGCGTTGCTGAAAATATAACACTAGCAAACACAGAGGAAGCGTACTTTGCGGCCTTGAGCTCTGTTGCCGAGCCGTTTACGATAGACGACACACGGGACATACAGGCGGCGTTCTTGTCCAGCATTGTCGAGGCTATAGAGATTGATGATGTTCGGGCCATTCAAGCCGCCGTTGCCCTTGCGATAGTAGAAACCCTAACAAGTGATGACTTAACTTCCGTACAAGCGGGGTTTGCCGCGTCGGTTACCGAGGACATTAGCCTAGCCGACTCCTACATTGCGGGCCTGATCATTCTGCTCAGTATCGTTGAAGACGTCACCCTTGCTGACACATCAAGCGTTGTCTCGGACTTTGCGCAAAGCATCACGGAAAACTTGTCCGTAGCAGATGCGGCCACCATAACAGCCGCGTTATTGGCGTCGATTACAGAAGACATAAACCTTGCTGACACCCCTACGGATAACGCAACGTTTGTACAAAGCATCATTGAGAACTTCTCGATCACAGAAGAGCTGGACATTGGCAGGCTGTTCTTTTTGAGTATCAATGAAGATTTCTCTATTGCCGAAACACACGCTACAACATCCCAGTTTGTTCAGGCTATTTTTGAAAACCTGTCGATTGAGGACTCTCAAGCTGTAGTAGCTGCGTTCCAAACCCTTATTGCCGAAAACATCACGTTGTTGGATAATCTTGCTACCGTTGGCTGGACCACGATAATTGATGCGCAGGAAGCAAATTGGGCGACAATCAACGCAGATCAAGCGGCTACGTGGAATACTGTGGATAACGCGCAGCCCAGTACGTGGTCAACAGTTGACAGCGCTCAAACAAGTGCATGGACAGACATTGACGACGCACAGGCAACAACTTGGACCAACGTTGACAGTAGCCAATAAAGGAAAAACATGTCAAGCTCATACTCACCAGATTTACGCATTGAACTTATCGGCACGGGCGACCAAGCCGGTATTTGGGGTTCAACGACCAACAACAACTTGGCCTACGTTCTTGAGCAAGCAATTGCTGGGTACGTCTCTGTGTCTGTCACTTCAGCCAACCAAGCGCTCACTTACATCAACGGGGCGTCTACTGTTGCGGCAGATAACCAGTCGGTGCATTCAGCCCTTGCGTTGACAACAACCACCGCTGCAAACTTTGCTGTCTACGCGCCTCCTGCATCTAAGCAGTACACGATCTACAACGCGTCAGCCTACGTAGCCACAATCTACAACTCAACTGTGATTGGTAACACCACTGCGGCTGGCACTGGCGTGGCTATCCCTGCTGGCAAGACAATGACTGTTTGGAGCGACGGCACGAACTTTACCCAGCAAAACACACATTTAAACAGCCCTTCGTTTACAACCCCAGCCTTGGGCACTCCAGCCTCGGGCACGCTGACCAACTGTTCAAACCTCCCAATTGCAGGAATTACCGGTCTGGGAGCGGGTGTAGCCACATTCTTAGCCACACCATCTTCTGCTAACTTGGCTTCCGCCGTGACAGATGAAACAGGTTCAGGCGCGTTGGTTTTTGCTACTAGCCCAACGCTTACAACTCCAGCGCTTGGCACTCCTTCTTCAGCCACTTTGACCAACGCTACCGGCCTGCCAATCGTGGCGGGCACTACAGGAACTCTTTCGGTAGCAAGAGGCGGCACAGGGGTTACGGGTTCTACTGGCACGGGTAACGTAGTATTGTCAGATAACGCCACGCTTGTTGCACCCGCTCTTGGAACTCCGGCGTCTGGTACGCTGACGAACGCTACGGGCCTACCTATTGTTGCTGGTACTACTGGCACTCTTTCTGTTGCACGGGGCGGCACGGGAGTCACGGGTTCTACGGGTTCAGGTAACGTTGTTCTTTCAACTAGCCCATCACTTACAACTCCAGCTTTGGGCACACCTTCCTCTGGCAACTTGGCTAACTGCACATTTCCGACGCTAAACCAAAACACAACAGGCAACGCGGCGACAGCTACAAACCCACAAAGCGGCGGCACATTTATTACCAGCTCAAACATTGGTAGCCAGTCGGTTAGCTATGCGACTACTGCGGGTAACGGCGGTGTTACATCCATTAACGGTCAAACGGGCGCGGTAACCACAACTAGCTTTGATGGAATTGGGAGCGTTGTTACTGCAATGCTTCTTATTAATGCACCCGCTGTAGGGTCCAGCCCACCATATTACGCAGCTTCTGCATATTCGGCTGGCGTAACTGTTAGCGGGGGAAGCCTTGCTTACAATATATACGGAACCAATTATACAGGTTCGGGTTATACAGGTACATTTTATTGTACTTGGTGTTATTGTAATTACGCGGCCTATCCTTCCAGCTTTGCTACTCCTTACCCGCCAAACGGAAGCAGACCAAGCGCAGTTTATCAATACGTACCTAAAGCGCAGTTAAGTGGTCAAATTGATTTTGTAACAAGCCCAGCCGTGGGTATTATTTATTATTCCACCCTAAGCGGTTCTTGGCGTTCAATGCAAAGTTTTTCTGTCATGGCCGCAATAGACGCCTGCGGCGGTGGTATACAAGCATATTGGCCTTCCGCTCTTTGGGTTCGTTACGCTTAAATTAAAGGAGAAATCAAATGCCAGATATTCAACCATCAGATGTAGCGCAATTTGCGCCTAACTACTATTCCGCCATCCGCAACCCAAAATGGAAAAACGCGGAACACACTATTGCTGACTGTGAAGTAAATTTTTTACACGTTGGTTTTGAGGAGTGGACACCGTTTACCGCACACGTAGACGACCACATGCCATATTCAAAACAAATTGTTGAAGAGCTTGCTGCTGGCACGTGGGGCGCTGTTGAAGAGTATGAAGCGCCCGTAGTGTTTGATGAATCAACGCTACCGCCAGTTTTGGAGCAGCCCAGCACCATAGGTTCTCAGACACTGTAATGCGCACTGTAGCTCCCGCCCACCAAGTCACGTAT